TAATATGATAACAGTTCTCTACAGTTTTGTCAAGTCTACAGGAATATATTTATCTGACTTCATTATCTTACCGTCTTCTCTGTAGACTGGTGTACCGTTCTTGTCAAGCTTAGTCATGTTGGATTGGTGCACAAGATCAAACATTTTGTCTGCATCCCAGCCATACCTGACGCACATGGAGAAACAAACATACATCAAATCCATCAGTTCTTTCTTGATGTTAGCTACATCTCCCTGTAAGCAAGCATCTACAAGCTCTTGATATTCCTCATTAATTAGGGATACGGGTAGTGTCAGGTCTTCCTGCTTAAATTGTTTACCTATGGGATGACCAAAGGCAAAGTGAAATTGTTCTAGTTTATCTTGCATATTACCTCAGTGTGTTTCTGCCCAGTTGTCTCCGATCTTATACTCTCCATCTTGAGGACAGTTAAGATTCAGAAGGCGTGTCGTCTTTCGTATAGCGTTCACTCCAATCTCTGCTACGTCCTTTGCAATACTGGCTGGCACATCTAGCTGCCACTCGTCGTGAATGTTTGCGACGAAGTATGAGGAGGGAGTAAGTTTTTTATTCAGTAAGTCTTTGTAAAATACTGTTAACGCTTTCTTCATTACGATAGCACCGGCACTCTGTAGAAGAATGTTTAGTGCTGCATGTTCTGATCTTATAAGAAGGTACCTGCCGTCAAGACCCTTGATTCTACCTGTTGTAGCTGCTCGTAGCACTCTTTCTCTAAGCCTTGCAAGTGCTGGAGTACTATTGAGAAAGCGTTCTTTAAGTCCTGCTCCATCGAGTTTAGTTCCACCCACGATGGTTCCAATCTTAGCATCTCCTGCTCCGTAGATGAAAGCATAGATGAATGTTTTTGCCTGATCTCTTGATTCAAGTCTTGCAGCCATCTGGTTAGCTGTGTGTATGTCTCCATTGACAACCTCCTTAGTATACTTATCATCATTCATATAGTGGGCAAGCATCCGAAGTTCTAGTCCACTTGCATCAATGCCAATTAACTTATGTCCTTCGCTGGCGGTCCAGCATTGTCTGCATTCTTCTCCGTATGGCTTTCTTGTTGATGGCACTTGAGCCATGTTAGGAGAGTTGTGAGACATGCGTGTAGTGATTGTACCACAGGTGCGAACACTGCCATGAACTCTGCCATCATAATCTGCTGCCTTTATCCAAGGTTTAATGTGTGCAATGCGTTTCTCTAGGGTAAGGTAGTAACTTATTTCTTCTGCTTCTTTTATTCTAACAGTAGCCAACACACTCTCATCAACGATAGGCTGTCCTGTTGGTGTAAACTTTCTTGGTTGCCACCCCTTCTTAATTAGATAGTTAGCTATGTGTTGACGAGAGGAAAGATTAAAGGGGATGTACTTAACACGGCTGAATGGACCACGAACTACGTCCAAAGCATTATCAACACATCCCAAGCCTACCTTAGATAGTCTACCTTCTTTAGTATAGCGTGGTATAATCTCCCTGTCAAACTTTATTGATATCCCAGCCTCTTCAGTGATCTTAGTCTCAATCTCTTGAGCCTTCTCCATCAACTCAGCCAAAAGAATACTTGCTTTGCGTATGTCAAAATTAAAACCACGCTTCTCCTGCTTGCTGATAATGTGTTGCACCTCATGCTCTAGCTTAACACTCTCCTCTGAGAAGTCTTCTGCTTCTCTCAAGAGTATGGAGAATAGTCTGTCAGTGATGTGTACATCCTGCTCACAGTAGTCTCTCATCTCTTCTGAGTAATGCTCGAAGGCAGTGAAGTTAATCTTGTGTGAACCAAACCTCTTACCCCAAGCATCGAGCGAATGCCCACCTTCTCGAATAGGATTGAACAGTCGTGATAGTAGTAGTGTATCAATACATTGACTCGTCTTGATGCCTGACTTCCACAATCTGTTAAGCACAGCAGCGTCGAATGTAATACCGTTGTGCATAATGAATAGACTTGGTTGCTCATTAATGTAGCTGTTAAAGTCTAACTCATTGCGAAAGGTTTTGACTTCTTTGGTGTCGTAGTCTTTTGTAACTACAACATGGATTAACGAAGCATTAAGACTATCTGTTTCAATATCAACTATCAGTAGACGTTTGTTCATCCACATCTGATACATCTGACACATCCCTTTCAGCCATTCTTCCAGTCATCGGATCGTAGTAAAGATGACATGCTGTACCTGTCTCTCCGGTCCATCTGTTCTTCCAGACTACAACGTCGGTGGTGTTACGTTCGATCTCATCCTCTGATAACTTGTCTCGCTTCAGTCCGACAACCATGTTGGCAAGCTGTTCGATGCCAGCAGTACCTCTGATCTGTCCCTGACGATTAACATGTACCACTGCAATAAGACTGATGTTCAACTCCATCGTCAATGTCTTTAGCTTGGTTGCAATCTCATCGAGTAGCTTACGTTCATCAGCACCGTTACGTCCATCAGATACTACGATACTAATATGATCTAGTATAACGAAGCGACAGTCAAGTCCTTTCGCATAGTACCTGATCTTAGCCATCAACGTGTCGATGTCCATACTCCCAAAGCTATCGTAGAAGTAAACCCTATCATCGGAGAGTAGTCGCTTACCAAACTCCTTACGATCCTCTGGTTTTAGAACTGACTTGAACCTGTGCGCTGGTATGTTTGCTTCCATTGCAGTCAAGCCTACGCTACTAATGCGAGGAGTTTCTTCTAGGAATAAAGTACCAACACGCTCATCGGTAGTCTTCAAGATATTGTATACGATCTCACGCAGCACAGATGTCTTTCCTACGCCTGTCTCTGCTGTGATTACAACCATCTCACTCATTCGTAGTCCGTCTGTGATTCTGTTCAACCCTTCCCAAGGATAGGGCATACTCTCTACGTCATCCTCTTCTGCTAGTCCCTCAATCATAGAGGACGATGCGAGGATACCATCCGGCACATACGTCTTTGCATTCCACCAAGCAGACACAAAGTCTTTCTGCTTATTCTTAGTGAGGTAATCGTTAGCGTCCTTGTCAACTAACGTCATCACCTTGGCCTTACGTGGTGAGAATAACTGTGCCACTTTATTAGCAGCAGTGATACCGGGTTCATCACTATCGAAACAGATAACGATGTTGTCGAAGCTGTCGAGGTACTCGAAGTGTTGCTTCACATTCTTTACAGCAGACTGTGCGCCATTCTTAATCGACACTACCGGCCACTTGCTACCAAGCATTTGATAGGCAGACATCGCATCGATCTCTCCTTCAGTGATGGTGATGTACTTACCACCAGAAGAGAACAACTTCTGTCCAAAGAACTGGGCTATCTTTATGTCGCCCTGACTGAACGTCTGCTTGCTCAGTACATTCCGAATCTTCTCGGCAACCAATGCTCCCTTGTCGTCGTAGTAAGGAAAGTGATTAGTGCTGTTGTCGTCAGCTACAGTTACACCATAAGTCTTAACTGTGTCGAGCAACAAACTCCTAAACGGTTTAGGATTAAGATTGGTTTCCATTTTATAAACGGTTCCCCCGTCTGTTTCGCTTTGGTTGTTCCATGTGAACTTCTCACATGAGTAACAGAAAGTGTGATCGTCATACTCTGCTAGTGCATCAGTCGAGCCACAATCAGGGCAGGGTTGATGCGCTTCAATTAACTTGCTAGACATTTAGTTTATCCTTTACCTCATAATATTTTTCATCAAACCAGTTACCAACTTTAATTACTTCACTCGGTCTTGCTGAAGACATAATTTGATTTGCTAACTTGCTCACCACAGCAATGTTGCCCTTAACATATCCAAGGCGAGGAATAATTCTATCCAGATTTGGAGAATTATCGGTGATGTGTGCTCCTCTTCCTCGTTTTATTCTGAGTGGTATACGCAAAGCAGGACAGTAATCATCTTTAGGCCACACATCAGCAATGTCTTGTTTAATAATGTTAAAAGGCAAGTCATTATCTTTTGCTCTCTGTTTTGCGTGGCTATACATATTAACAATCTTTTGATGTCTACGCTGGTCTAAATTAAGAGATGCTTGCCTCTTTTTATTGTACTCTCTCTTCCATTTCAGCTGCTCCTCCTTCTGCTCTTCAGTTAGAGACGCCCACCACTCTCTACTAGACGCTTTATCCCTCTCCTTCTGCTCTTCAGACCTAGATTCATACCAGTTTCTCTTAGACGCTCTATCCCTATCCTTCTGCTCTTCAGACCTAGATGCCCGCCACTTTCTACCGTACTCTCTCTGCTCTTCAGTTCGAGGCTTACGAACTTTCTTAGCAGTAAATAATTCAGCTTGTTCCATAATTATCTATAAGCCTGTCGAGATACCATCGTGCTTTCTTCAGGTCTTCGACGGGCTTCCCCTTATATCTGTAGCGCCAAACATATTTTAACACATTGCCTTTCAGATAGCCACAAAATTCTTCGTTGCTCATTGACTCTACGATAGCATCGATGCACTCAATGTTTCCTTCGTTGTAGTGCAGAGGCTTGTCAACAGGATCATCCATCCTTAACTCCAATCGTATAGTCAGGTAGTACTATT